GATGCTTTGATGGGGCGTCACGCTGATGAACTCAAGAATATCATCACTAACTATCAACCTAACGGCACGCCCCTAGATACGGCCATGCATACCCTACGAAAGAATCTTAATGGAGTAATTAACGCCGCCAAATCGTCCTACTATAACGGACCGATAGAGGGCATCAACCGTAAGATCAAGGAGCTCAAACGTGCTTGTTATGGCTTCTCCAATCAGGCCAATATGTTCACACGCGTCTACCAGCTGATTGCCTAGATTGTCTACCACAATAACGTCACGATGGTAGGCTTATTTGTTATGCCTTCAAGTACGATATTCAGACAACACACCAGATTAAACGCCGCAACTAATAAAACAACAAAAAAGATCTCCCACACGAGGAGATCTCCAAAGGATAGAAACTATCCTTCAACACCATTTGACAAACTTCCGCAATCTAATGAAATGATAAACCATAACAAAAGGCGCTACATTAAGGTTTTGATACCTTATGCAACGCCTTGAAATGTATTAGTGGAGAAGAAGGGATTCACTAAGAACCTTTTATACCAGTACATCAGGCGTTTTGTGTTACTTTATGTGCTATTATAGCTCAAGTTTAGATAGAATGTTACCAGTCTCATCACTAGCTCGTTTGGTTATATCGCTATAAACATCTAGTGTCATGGAAACGTCTGCGTGTCCCAAATAAGTCTGCACCTGTTTAACACTTGCACCCTGATCCAATGCTAATGTAGCCCATGTATGGCGTAGTTTGTGCATGGATAACCCAACCGCTACACCATATTTATCACTAACATCATGCAACCATTTGTTAGGTCTCATGACCTGTAATGTCTTACCCTGATTATTGAATACAAAATCATCATTGCTATTATAATGACTGACCTCATACCAATCAGACAATACAGCCAACATTTTATTATCAATTTTGAGGGTACGCTTACTAGTTTGACTTTTAGGCGCTTTAATATACGTACCACCATTAAAGCCACGTCCTAGTGCCTGTACAATGCTTATATAGCCACCATTAAAGTCTACTTGTTCCCACTGTAAGGCAAGTAACTCTTCTGTACGCATACCTGTGAGAGCGCCCAATCTAAGCAATGTATAGGCTTGCTGATTGATGTATTTGTATTGGCTATCCAAAACTTCTAAAAAGGCTTTAAACTCGTCAACGTCCATAAACTGCTTACGCTTATTGACCTGCCTACGTTCTTTAGGCATCTCAATCTTGGTAAATGGGTCAACTGGTATCATATCCATACGAACAGCAATATTAAGCAACCGCCTTAAATATCCTGTTATTTTGCGATAATGTAATATTTTGCCTTGCATTGTGTTAATATATCGTTGTAAGTCTAATGGCTTAATATCAGTTACATGTGTATCACCCCATGCAGGAATAATATGCACGTTGAATACATTCATTGTTTTATTGAGTGTACTTTCTTCAACCGTGTGCTGGTATGTTTCAAGCCACATATCATACAACTCTTTAACGGTCATCACGTTAGGGGTTGTTTTTTTATTGTATTTACTCTGCCCATTGCTAAACAAAGCCACTTCATTATTAAACCACTGTTGCGCACTACGCTTACTGTCAAAACCTCGTTTCTTAGCTCTTGCTTGCGTGCCGTCTTGATGCCTACCAATATAGCCAACAACCTCATAGACTTTACCGTGTTTGCTATCAACTTGTTTTATCTGCATTTTTATACTTCCTTTTGATGATTGAGCCAAAAGGTCAAAATAAAAAAGCGTGGTAATTTCAAACTAACACGCTTTCATTATTTCACACTATTTGACTGGTTGCACGTTTTAATCGTAGTAATGTTTTACAGCTTCATCAATTTCATCACGATCATATCTGATACCATGTTCTGTCGGATAGCCCTTTACCTTGCCATTCTTAACATAATGCTTCATGAACGTGTTATCAGCGACACTGATATATTGATGTGCTTCATTTCTGTTTAACCACTTTGGCCAACGTTGTAATTGTTGCATTTGTCGTCTCCTATTTTATTGATGTGTTTAATTTCAAAGTAACAATGTCGTATGTGATCACGTTGTTAGAATCATCTGGACTGATACTAGCAATATCGTAATAGGTTTTATCTGGTAACATGACAATTAACTTCTTATTGACTGCTTTATTGTGTCTTATCACAATCAAAATTGTATCTTCTAATGTTGTTCCTGCAATCGTATACTGTTGTGACATGGTACGAGTGCGTGGTGCATACTTTAATCCTATTTGTGGCACAAACTCTTTGATAGGATTACCATTTTTAGGGTTATGTCCTGATTTGGTTGTACCAAACTGTGCTTTTTTGTTGAAGTCACTAGGTTTATATTTAAGCATTCGTAGCCCCCACAATCTCACTTCTAAGGTTAGTCAACATGATACGGACACCAGTTGAATAGCCGTTACTTAACTCACGGTCATAATACATTGAGGTAGCCAATGTCTTAATCAAACGATTATATAACTCTGCATCAACTGCCAAAATATCATCATCAGTGATTTTCATTTGAATAGATGCCTTAATCATGGCAGTAGCACCGTCAATCAAGCTCGTAAGTGTTTTGAGTTCGTTTTCATCATCATCAATATTTAATTCATCTTGTAGCTCTTGTGGTGTAATTATCGCCATGTGCCACCTCCTGTGGTTAATTTAATATGTACGTCCCCACTTCTGGAGACATGATGTTACTTACCTGCACTAGTAAATGTAATAAACTTACCGGCATTAGTGTCGGCTGCCTTAAAGTCCGCACGCAAAGCAACGGCAAGAATACGCTCAAAGTTTTCGTTGTGATCCCATTCAATCGCAACATCAGAACGCATAGCTTCTAATACAAATGCTTTAGGGTCTCCCACAAAGGCTTTTGCATCACTTGCAACACCCAATACGTCATCAGCGACAATCAAGACATTTGAGCCAAACAATGACTTGCCTGATGCACTAGCGATTGAGTCTTGCAATAAGTAGCGCCCGTTATTGTCTTTCAACAAATCAACGGCATTGTAGAAACTTTCAGTCACAATCCATTGGCGTTGATAGTTTGCCAAACCCTTGTTATATGCTGTCTTTAAGTCATCTGTTGTTTTTGCTGCCACTGCTGTGGCTGTTTGCAAAATCTTTCCAATTTGATACTGCTCTGTTAATTCCTTAGCCTCTTGAACATAAGTGTTGAGCAATGTTTTAAGGTTAGGTGCATCTTGTACCATTTCCATAGACAATGGCAAAGCACCACGATAAGTAAGTGCCTTATAATCAACACTCTTCAAAACTGCCTTTGCAATTTCAGGGTTTGCAGCTCGTTCTTCGGCTGTTGTCAATCGTGCCGTATTCTTTTGTAGAATTGGCAGTGAACCCATTCCTGATGTGACTGATACACGATTGATAACGGCTGACAAATTACGAACATCAGTCGGTACTTTTTGAATATCCAAAATCTCTTTTGGAATGACAACGCCTGCTTCTGTGGTAGTGATAGCATTTGCTCGCTTTTCACCAGTCTTTAGGTAGTGCATGAAGTCTCGCACTTCTGTGGTCTCTTGTTCTTGGTTCAATTTAATTTCCATGTTTTCTCGTCCTTTCAAACTGCGTTCTTCTTGTAAATCTGGATCATCATCTCGTGTGTTGTCATCAGTTGAATCATCTGACAAACCTTGTGCCTTTTTAACGGAAGCTAATTGGTCTTGCAAGTCATCAATGTGTTTCTGCAAATCATCAACACTGGCTACACCCTTTTGAACATCTGCTACATCTGAATCATCAGAATCTGCTAATGCACGAACTTCTACAATCTTGTTTGCCTTTTGCTTTTTTAAAGCATCTAGCTCTGTTTCTATTTCTGAAATTTTCATCATTTCCTCCTTATTCATATAACTTCAGTATTGCCAACATCTTTTGCTTGTAGGCATCATTTTTGAGCGCTCTGGTTACTGCTACGGTCGTTTCCTGATAAGCGGGCATAGTAACTACTGACACCTCATATAACGCCCCTATACTGTTGATAGTTCGTTTTGGTGTGTCGTCTGTATCTTTACCCCATTCATCTGAATTAACCGTGAAACCAAAGCTCATGCCCTTTAAATTGCCTGCTCTGATGTTGGTGTACACGTCATTACCTAACGTTGTATTAGGAATATCTAAAATGAAATGCAAGCCCTTTTTATCAATATCAAGCTTTAGGGTATTTGCTGACGTTCTGCCTAATACGTTTGCAAAATTGTGATCATACAAAGCAACTACGTCACTTAGATTGACATTATCAAAAGCGTCAGGATTAACATATTCGATAAACCCGCCTAAGTTTTCACTAGGTTCATTAAAGACAACGGCATAACCACTAATTTGACCAATAAAGTCATCACTAGTAGCATCACGCACCTCTAACCCTTTAATATCAAAGGTTCTAACCTCTTTATCGTTCATAAATTGATAACCCCCTTGTCAACGAGAATTTTTCGCGCCTGAGAGCCGTCTAAGATGCCTTTATCCACAAAATTCAATAGATCTTGCTTCAAAGTGGCGTTTGAATAGTCCAAAATACTACTCATATCTAGGGCAATGTCATCACTAAACTTAGCTTGAACTTCACTAATAATTGGTTCAATGTAGCGATTTAAACCATTCACATACATGTTTTGTATCATTTCTAGGTTACTTTGTTGGTCGCCTTGACCATTTAAGTAGCTATCAGGAACACCAAACGCCTTACTAATCTGTGTCCGTTGATAAATTGCATTGTTTAAGAACTTAGCCACATCTGCATTGATTGAGATACTTTGGAAGTCTGCACTCTGATCTAATACCAAAGTACGACCTGCATTAGCACCTGTATTGGCTTTCTCAAACTCATTACGGATATTGTCCTTAGCTTCAGGACTAACCACTGCTTCAGGTATTTTGATAACTGATGTGGGATTAAGTGCTTTCGCTATCGTACTCAACGACAGCCGATTGGCTTGTTCCTGCTGTTGTACCTCATTCACAAGGCTTTCTAGTGGACTGTGACCGATTAATTCAGATCCATTGACACCATGAGCCATAATCTTGAAGTGAAGCACAGCACTGGCTTGATATGTTCCACCTTGATAATCACCAAAAGGCGTAATTTGATACGTCAGTACATCATTGGTTAAATCAAGCATCACATTCTGGTTAGGAACATAGCGCAACTCCTGACCTTCAATGACTACAAAGGCATTACCTGATAGCAATATCTCTAATACAACTGTCTGCCAAAAGTTGTAACGGCTAGTCAGATGACTTGGCTTATTCAAAACATTCAAGGCGTTGGGATTACTTCCTGTAAAAATAGCACCTGCAATATCTGCACTGATAAGGCTTGTCACGCTGTATAAGTCACTGTTGTGTAAAGCAGCATCAGCACTAATAAGGTCATTAGGAACAATATTTGTCCCACTATCTGCAAAAATAAAAGGCATGTAATTACTAGGTGTAATCATCTGCCTTGTTTCAAATGGATTTTTTAAACTCATGGATTAGCCCCCTTTGGTACTAGGATATAAGCCAAAACAAACAGCCCAATCCCGAATATCAGGAAGCCCAACGGTTTAAATATCATAAATGCACTGATTATGATTGATATAATACCCAATACAATCAGGGCAAATGGTACATAAGTCATCATCTTTTTCATTGGCTCTCCTTTCTTAAAATTTAAACTCATTCATGAAATAATCATTTACTTGGTCTTCACTCATACCAGCAAATGGGCTTTTGTTCTTCTCATCAGGCGCATTCGTAAATGACGTGAAGTAAAACATACCCTCAAATAAGGCGTTGACAATGGCATCAGCCACATCAATCTTTGCGCTGTTGGTATTCTTATCAATCTTGATACCATTGTTATCTTGTACAATAACCGCATTAGATAACGCACCAAACATGGCGCTGTCATCAAGCATGGTTATTTGTGACTTGATAAACGCTGTTTGTAAGAACTTTGTGGGTTCGTTTAATGACTTGATACCCTGACGAACTGGAATAATCAGATAATCATTTTTAACCTCATCTAGTCGCCTAATAAACGTCCCTGTTCCCCACTGGTCATACAATATAGCCTTAACATTGAGATCATATTTTTCGATGAACGACAACATGAAGTTAAATACCTCATCTTCATCAATCAAACCGAATCTGTCACGAGTGATTGTGGCAAAGCCCTTACTTTCAACATCTCGATAGTTGATACCATCACGCTGTTCTTTGGCTTCAATCGTTCCCAACTTAGCCAATGGAATAAATGAATGCTGGTACAAGTGATATTTTTGGTTGCCTGTATCGTCTGTATAAGGGAATACAAAGGCTATCGCTGTATCATCATTTGTCTGGCTATAATCAAACCCAATATAGACATCTCTGCCTTGCATATTGAACGTTGGAATAATTGCCTGTGTAAGCAAATCAACTGGTAGAAACGCATTCTCTTTTGCATTCTGCCATCTGTTCATGTTCTTAGTGAGAAAATCAGGCAAGCGACCTTGTGAGTTCAATTCATCTCGTTCAGCCGTCATTTTTGGTATCGCTGACTTGCGTTTACCCTCCAATTCAAACAATGGATTAGACTTCTGCCAAACACTTGGATCTCCAAAAGCTTCATCATCACTATCTTGTTCCCATGCTAGAAACAGAATATTATCAATCTCATGCCACGTCTTTTGCGCCATATATGAGCTATACCGCTTATAGTCTGCAAACATTGGACTGCGCACATCTGTCCCACTGGTACTAATAAATATCGTTTGTGAGTACGGTAGGAACGTTTGCCCTGATGTAATTGAGTTGATAAACGAACGGTCTTTGAATAAGTGGTACTCATCAACCACGGCATAACTAAAATGACCAATACCATCACTAGTCGTACTTGATGATGCACTTAATTTACGCATGGTTGTGGACTGGCTTTTAATCCGCATCTCACGTTGGTTGTACTCAATACCCCACTGTTTAGCCATCTTAGAAAATGTACCACTCGCTAAGTTAGCCCATTGACTAGACATGTATTTAAACAAGGCATCAGCATGAGCTGTATCAGCACTAGCAACCGCTAACTGTCTGTTGGTTTTAGGTTGCCCAAATAAGAAATTAAACAGGCTTATCAGCGCCATGACGGCTGTTTTACCGTTCGCACGTGCCATTGATATAATCGCCCTATCAAAGCGCTTACCGTCTGTTTCAGGCTCTTTCCAACCCTCTAGCAAACCAACGATAAACGCTTCATAAGGACTGATTTTAAACGGCTCACGTGTCTCTAAATCAACCAATAATGTACTAAACTTGATAATTTTATCCGTTCGTTCTGCATCATAAGCATAATGAAATTCTGGATCACTTTTAATCCGTTGCAAATCTGATAAATGACGTTCACAGGCTAGTTTGATTTTATCGCCTGCAATGATATGACCAGTCAAGACACCCACAGCATATTTGATGGTTGGTTCATCAATCCCATATTCATTGATAACATCTTGATATTGTTCAATCATGTTGTACCACCAAACATATCAGCAATGGCATCAGCATTTAAACTACCATCATCATCACTAGCCAAATCAATCAGGGTGGCACGAGAGCTGGGACTTAATCCTAACTCACCACCCAATGACTTAACTTTACCAGTGGCATCATTTAAGACGGCTGTGGCTGGGTTCTTATAGTATCGACCACTATTTTCATAGATAGCCCCAACGTCTTTGATATTTTCATAGGCTTCACGCATAACACTGTAATTGATACAAAAGGCTTCTAGCGTTGACTTATCAGCTACTGTGATATAACCCAATTTATTCAAGGCAGGCACTAAGGTAGTCCACAAACGACTAGCTACACCTGTTAAATGCTTAGGCGCTGTCTTTGGTAACTGTTTGATGTCTGCATTAGCCTCTTTCAAGGCTTCAGTGCGTTGTCTTTGGTAACTCTCATCATTAGTCGAAGTTGTTATTTTAGCTTTTCTAGGCATCTTTACCTCCTTTTTAGTTTGATATATGTACGCAAACAGGGTGAACGAAGCCCTGCCTGCCGTAGGTGAACAAAAACGAAAAAATAAATCGTTATTTAAACGAAGATGCCACCTATGTGCGTTGCTTCCCCTAAGCTGCCAATCCCGGGGGATAATTTTGATGTCGTTCAAAATTTAAAACGGAAAATAAGAAAAGGAAAATTATGGAGCAATATTAACGATTCAAATGAAATCCCACCCACCTGACATACACAGGACATCACCCAATCGAAGTTAAACCACAATCATTCACGTACCCACCCTCCAACCATATGTACGCAATATAAAAAGGACTGAACTTAATCAATCCTTTAATACTTTTATCCACCAGTCACGGCTTAAATGTTTCAACTTGTTATCACTCATTTTGTTTTCAATAGCTGTTTTATGATTATGTTGTGCTTTAGTCAATAGCCACAGGTTACTCACATCATATTGTTCAGCGCTTGTCTTTAGCAATCGTCTCGGCACAAGATGGTCAACAATTAGATCACCCTTACCATACACTCGACCATTAACAGAACTGGTGTACATATCACGTTGCTTAATGTATTCACTTATTCGTTCCCATTGTTTAGTCTGATAAAACTCATGACCTAACTCTGGTCTGACGGTTTCATTGTAGTTCCGATTATATTCTAACTTATCACGTTGCCCACGCAATGTCTGTGACTTCAACTCTTGTGACTGTTTCAATCTATCACGGTAACTATTCATACGTGATTGATAATGCTTATTACAATAATCAAAGCCTAACTTAATTAGCTCATGGCAACCAATCTCGGCACATCTATGTAATCTCATTGAGTACCTCCATCTAATATTGCATACTACAATTATGCCATGTATTGTTAGTCAGAAACGGCAGAATGATGGCAACTTATACAGCAATGTCTAACTCATTAAATGTTTGTGCAACATTATCCTTGAATGTCTTTTGATAAGTACGGCATGTTCGCTCTGATAAATTCATTCGTAATGAGATAATCACCCAAGACAAGCGCTCACGTCTGTCATAGTGCATTTGTACTATCTGCTTTGTTTCTTCACTGAATGTCGTCTCTAATCGTTTAATAGCATCACGTTGCTTTGTCAGTTCATGTAAGATACTGTCTGTCTCATATCTAGCAAGCATATCTTCTAATGGTCGTGTGTGCTTGTTTAATGACTTGATACCAGCGTTGTCATCATTTGGTCGCCACTGTAATTCAGCTCTGCGTAAAAGAATCTTCGTATCAATCACACCGCTATAATAGTTTGTCAGCAATTCATCTGTCTTATCCGCCATTCCCAATCTAACCTTTCTTCCCTACTGCATACATCACAATCAAAGCAATAACTACTACTATGAAAAATATAAAGTGATCTGTTATAAAGCCTATTGTGCTTGTAACGATTACTGCTAGTACAAGCCACGGGATTAACTTCCATAATCCCTCTAATGCAAACCAGAAAAGTAATATGATACCAATAAGCCCAAAAATAATCATCTGACTTCCTCAATAGCCATTTCAAGGTTAGCAATCTGCATATCAACCAATGCCCCTGCCTTGCTATCACAATCAAGTAAATCAGCCAATTGCTTCAAAAAAATGTGCTGGTTTTTCAAATAATCTTTTGCTGTATATTGCCGTGTTTCAACTGCGTCTACAACGTTGCTGTAAAATCCGTTAATTTCTAATAATTCCATGTTTTTATCTCCTAAATTTCAATTTACCTGTCGTTTACCTCTTATTTACCCCATATTTACCTTTTAAATACTAGAGCCACAAGGGTTTTAACCTCATTTACCTCATATGGGTTTTATCCCTTTATATATAAATAAAATATTTATTCTCTATATACTATGTTTTTTTAATATGGGGTAAATGGGGTTAAAAGTATTGATACATCAACATTTTTGAGGTAAATATAGGGTAAAAATGAGGTAAATTGTTAACTGCAATACCGCACTCCTATAACTCTGTGTGCTACTTGTCCTGTATCGTCACCATCTTCGCCATTGGGAAACGTTGCATTATTTTTCCTAACGTCATAACCCAATTCTCTCAATCTAGCCATTACCACTTTAGATGATGGAACTTTTTCTAAACCATTCTCTGCCCAATAGTATTTCAGCTCGTTATAAAGCCAACTACTGCGTGGACGACTGTTGGTATCTTCAATCAGATGTTCATGCGCCCAATTTTCAATATCATCACCCTTTAAAAACCATTCAGCAGTCGCATCTTCAATATCTTTGGTTAAACTCATTTTTCGTCTGTTTTTGGCTTCCATATACAATGACATGGCATAATACACAAACGATCCACGCTCTTTCATAAACTCCGTATAATTGTCATCATCATCACTTTTAGCAACGTGTGGCGCTGACTTAGCAATTAGTATTTTCATTCTGCGTCTAATTCCCTCATTTGATTTAATAGCTGGGGCTTCATTGGCTGTAAACAGTAACTTGGCGTGATTAGTAAAACTAAAACTATTCTCGCCTTTTCGTTGTACTTGCAATGAGTCTTGACCAGTCAAATTATTTATTGTCTCAAAGTCTGGAATGAAATTATTTTTTAGATCACTTTTGATGTTTGCGTATGATCCATACATTTCTGCTGTCATAAATTTGTCAGTCGCTATTTGCTCAAGCGATAAACTAGTAGCCATTTTCTTTCCAATAAACGCCCGCATCAGCTCGACAAGGTAGCTTTTACCTGCTCCAGCCTGACCAGTGATTATCACAGCATATTGAAACGGTCTATAATCTCGGTGGAACATTGAGCCAAAGAACTCAATCATAAATTTATGGTTTTCGCCCAAAGTTTCCATAAATAAGTTTAATGTCTTGCCAACGTTCACATCCTTTTTAATTTCAAAATCAAATCCACCTAGAATATACAGCTCTGGACTGTTTGGAATAAATTCCATTGTGTCGCCATCTACTGCGGTATTTTTGAATGATACTAATGATGGCTTAGTTTCAAATACGTACCTACGTTCGTTTTTAAGCGCCTTTGACAACGTGAGTTCTAATATATCCTTGATTAGTCGTGCCGAAGCATAATCGCCTAATATATTGCTTATTTCAAACTTCAAAGCAGTATAGGCTTCATTACGAGTTTTAAAGGTCTCCCAATATTGACCGTTGTAGAAAAATCCTGACAGGTTATCCAACGTATTGAAATATAATGTATTTTCTAAAACTATTTTCACGACCTGTAACTGATTGACTTTTGTATTATTGTTTGCATCTACGAAAACAAAATCAGGTGTATCATGTTCAATTTTTTCAAATATCTTTTCCATTAACGCCCTCCCATAGATGCACGTTTGACTTCCCTATTGTATGCTGACCTGAAAATCGTGTTGACCTCTTTGTCAGGCAACGGTACTGCTGAATAAGAATTTATCTTCTGCACCAATTCATAAACCAAATTCGGATCTATATTCCTAATGCTTAACAACCAGCCAGCAAAGCTCATGATTTGGTTATTGCGCTCTCCAACATCAAAGCCATTAATCATCATATTAATTCGCTGGTCTATTGAATATCTAGGAACACGTTTGTTCTGTTTATTGCCACCTGTGGCAACGTTAGACGCCATTTTGACCAACCAATCAGGCATTACGCTACATTGGCTTATATCCCCACCAAAGTGCTTATATTCGGCTTCTATGCCGTCTACTAGCTTAATGGACGGAGCGACTGTCACTTTGTCAGTGAGCAATTCGACACCATCTAATAAATTATGTTTCAAATTTTTAACAGACACGTTCTTTGGAACTTTGAAGAAAATATGCGCTCCTGACCGTGGTGTCATCTCCCAAACTTCGTTATCAAGGTTTAACGTATGCCCTGACTGTATGAGGCTCTGAAATCCGTTTGTAGAATGTTTATCAATATCTAGCACAGCAACACCTGTATCAACCAAACTGATAGCTATATTGCTGTTAGCGCCATACTTTAAGAACATGTCTGTTAGCTTGTAGACATCATTGGTGGCGTCTAAATGCGCATTAGAATCTTTATATGGCACGTTTGTACCTTGTGCTAATAGGTAAACTTTGAAACCCTGCTGTACCAATTCGTGACTTTTTATGATAAAATCAGAACTGATAAAATTATTTTGAGTCTCTTGAACTTGGTCGCCAAACTTCTGTTCAGGAGCTTTTTTTGTGTCTTCTGTCATCTTTTGCCTCCTTTTGCATCTCCTACTGATACGCCCATCAGGAACGCACCAGCAATCAAAATTATTAATGTTAATACTTCACCAGTCCACTGCAATGCGTTCATTTCTTAGTCCTCCGATAATAGCCAATCGTTCAACTTATCAAACGTTCGCTCTTGAACAGCTTCAATACGCCGATTAACGATACCTGATAGCGTTACATTGTTCACTCCGGTTACTTTTGCAAGCTGTAAAAATGTCATTCTCTTTCTGGCTTGCTTAACCGTCAATGCGTCAATAAATGTTTTTGTTAATGCTTTCATGTTTTCCTCCTTTTTGCCGGTTTTTCCGGAGCCGATAACTAAAGTATACTCCGGTTTTTCCGGTTGTCAATACTTTAAATGATTTTTTCCGGTAAATCCGGTGTTTTACACAAAAATCTGTTATAATTTACTTTATAGAAAGCGAGTATTTATATGACTTCGAAATTGAAAAAACTAAGAAAAGAAAAAAATATAACTCTTTTTGATATTGAAAAAGAAACCGGCATCAAGAGATCGACATATAGCGATTATGAAAACGGGATAGTTAAAACAGGAAAACTAAAAACATGGAAAAAACTTGCTGATTATTTTGGTGTTTCTGTTGCTGAATTAATAGGTGTTGATGATTATATGAAGGGGTTTGTAGATTCTATGAACTCTTTCGATGCGTCATTTGAACATGAGCTAGAACAACAATTAGATGTCGTAAAATCTCAGGTTGAAAACAACGAGCTTTCACCAATAGAACAAGCTAACTTAGCAAAATTAATAAAAATCGGTATTCAATTAAAAAAATACGGCAGTAATAATAATATTGTCACTGAAATTGATGTAGTGTTGAGATCGCTTAATAATGTGATCAATAACACAATCGATGACGATGACGACTATCAGGATACTATCGAAACGTTCACAAAGTTAGTTAAAAGTTTAGAAGCCCAAAATAAAAAAGCCTCTGACGATTAAATCAGGGGCTTTTGTTGTGCTTAAATTTGAATGCTATTTTCCCAACTGTCTGGGAACTGCTTTCCGCACTTGTGCAGAATTTGATTTACTCAAAAATGAGTAAAAGTAGTTTTAGTCATAATTGTCCAAAACTGAACGGGTGTACCTCAAAGTACGACCGTTACAACCGTACCTGAAAGTACACTTGTTCGCAGTTTCTTGCGAATATACTTTCCGCCACATCTGGCGGAATAATCGACACATCTGTCGATGCCTATTTTCTCCACTACTGGAGAATTATGTATATATACATTTTTTATTGTATATTTATGTAATATGTACCACATGCTGATTTATGTGTTATTTGGTCAAACAAAAAACGGCTTAAATGCCGTTCTGTCGCTCAATCATCGTTCAAATTTATGTGTTATTTTTGTGTTATTTCGCTTGAAATACCATGCAATCTAATGAAATGATAAACCATAACAAAAGGCGCTACATTAGGCTTTTGATACCTTATGCAACGCCTTGAAATGTATTAGTGGAGAAGAAGGGATTCGAACCCTCGCACGCTTTAACACGTCTACACCCTTAGCAAGGGCGCCTCTTCAGCCGCTTGAGTACTTCTCCATAACAATAACCAATATACCAGAATTTAGAACGGATAGCAATACCCAAAATGCCGTCAACACTGTTTTTTGCGCTCAATAAACAGTTCATGAGCGAAGACTCATAGTACTGTCATAATTACCGTATTTCAATGCCATTGTTTTCCATGAAAGATTGCTTTAGTTGCTTTTAAAAAGCCGACATACACTCACATAGAGTCCGTATCGGCTTTTTTAATTACATTCGATCAAGTTAACCGTCGCATATCTGGAAACACCTGCTCATCTATTACACGGGTGCACAGAAATTGTTAACTCTTGATTGTTATTCCGCTTCTTCTTTATAGCTTAATGCAGCAACGTTTAATTCTTTATCTCCTAGTCCCTTTGTAAAGCTAGTTTCGTGGGAAACAATAATCACGTTTCCTGGGAATTTGTCGATAGCTGCACGCAAAGCATTTTTTGTGCCTTCATCCAAGTGGTTTGTCGGTTCATCTAAAATCAAGAAATTACTTGGTTTCATTTCCATAATGGCCAACTTAACTTTGGTCTGTTCCCCACCAGAAAGCTGCTTCATTGGTTTTTGCGCATTTTCAGCGTTAATACCAGCAGCAGCTAACCGAGTACGTAAAGCTTTCGGCTCCAATTTAGGGAAACGATCTTGCATTTCTTGCAGTGGTGTTTTTTGATCATTGTCCCATTCTAAATCTTGATCAAAGTAATTCACAACTGCTGATGGTGAAAACTCTGCTTCACCACCAAGTGCTGGAATAACACCCAAAACAGATTTAATTAGTGTAGACTTACCAGCACCGTTGAAACCTTTGAAGACAACCTTTTGACCCGATGTCATCGAAAAGGTCACCGGCTCCAAAACAGGTGTTACATAACCAACAGAAAGTTCATTCACTGTTAGTGCGTTTGCAGACTGAGAGTTAACATAGGGAAAATTAAACTTAGCTTGCAATGCCTCTGACGGTGGATCAACTCGATCCATTCTTGCCAACATTTTTTCACGTGACTTGGCTTGTTTTGATGTTGACGCACGTGCCTTGTTTTTGGCAATAAATTTTTGCGCTTTCTCAATTTCACCTTGTTGCTTTTCATATTGACGTAGCTGTTGCTCAGCTCGCTCGTCTTTTTGACGCATTGCCTTTTTAAAGGAGCCACGGAACTTAGTAATTTTACCAAACGATAGATCAATTATTGCATTGGTTACCTTATCCAGGAAGTCAAAATCATGCGAAATAATCATCGCTGACCCTTCAAAAGACTGTAGGAAATCTTCAAGCCATTCAATATGGGCCACATCTAGATAGTTTGTTGGTTCATCTAAGATAATAACGTCGTCATTTTCTAACAATAACTTAGCCAGAATGACTTTGGCACGTTGGCCACCAGACATTGCTTCTAGTGCCCGAGTGCGCCCAATGGCTTCCAATCCCAATCCAGAAATCACGCGCTCAATTTTGGTGTCCACGTCATAAAATCCGGCAGCGTCTAGCTCTCCTTGCATGCGTCCGGCTCGTTCTAACAATTTGTCAGATAAGCTCTCTGCATATTCATTGTACAGTTCCGTAATACGGTCTTGTTTGTCATACAAATCTTGATAAGCCGTATGCAAAAAACCAACCAGCGTCATTCCCTCAGGAATTTCTGCATACTGGTCTAGATAGCCGACCTTTAAGCCTTTTTGCCATTCGATTTTACCAGAGAGAGGCAGTTCTTGACCGGTAATGATCTTGATAAGTGTTGACTTACCAGCACCATTTTGGCCAACAATGCCCATGTGTTCTCCAGCCTGTAATTCAAATGCTGCATCTTCGTATAAAGTTTTTTCTGCGTAGGCCATTGAAAGGCCTGAAATTTCTAATAATGCCATAACTATAAGTCTACCATACTTTAAAGCAACATTGAGTATGTACGAGGTATTTTTTGCGTTTCCCCCGATAAAACAGCGTCTCGTGTTTTTTCGATAACTTCTTTGGAATATTTCACTTTATCTTTTTGGTCAGTAATTTCGTAAACAGTAAGAACCGAATGAGCTAATTGATAGCCTTCTTCCACACTTCCTTGCATCATCATTAATAAACCCTTTCCAAATTTCAAACGAATTCGCTCACCAGTCCAATCTAATATAAACTGGTCAGCATCACTGATTACCATTTATACAATCTTAACTCGCCAACAAGATATGGAACTGGTTGAAAAAACCAGAGAATCCGCTATACTATAATTATTATGAAACCACGTAAACTAAACATCAAAACTATTCCAGCTGCTGACATCAACCGTGCTTATCGCTTTTGGCGTGATGTATTTGATTTACCGCAATCTGGTCACCAAAGTGGTCGGCACCTTGTGATTGATGGCGAAGATATTGTGTTTGTCACCGGCAAACCAACTGACCGCCTAGAAATGCTCGTTCGTGATCACCAAGCTGATTTGGTAAAACACTTACGTAACAATTTCATCCCAATTATTGGCGAGCCAGAAAAAAGATTCGGAAACAAAATTGCCTTATCAATACATGATTCCGAAGATAATTTAATTGTTTTAGAAGCCAATGCTTAAGATCAAAATAAAAAGCGTAAACAGCTATTATAGTTGTTTACGCTTTTTTACTATTAAAGTGTTGTAAAATCAATGACCTTACGACCAGTAATTGAACCGGCTTTCATTTCATCAATAATTTCATTCATGTCTTGGAAGGCAACTGTCTCAACAATTGGCTTAACTTTTCCTTCAGCACCAAATTGGAAAGCTTCCTTTAGGTCTGCACGTGTTCCAACCAATGAACCGCGAACTTCAATACCATCAAGGACTGTTTTAGCAATATTCAAAGCCATATCACCTTTTGGCAAAGCAACGGCTACAAGCTTGCCCATTGGACGAAGCACATTCACAGCTTGGGAGAATGCAGCATCGTTAACAGCTGTCACTTGAGCATTGTGAACGCCGCCAGTTAATTCATTCACCTTAGCTACAACATCTTCCTTCTTACGATTAACTAGTACTTCCGCTCCATTAGCTTTTGCGGCTGCTAATTTATCATCGTTTCCATCAATAACTGCAACGTGAGCACCGAAAACACTGTGTGCATATTGAACAGCCAAATTACCTAGACCACCAGCACCGTGAACTGACACCCACTCACCAGGCTTAGTTTCACCGACTTTCAAGGCTTTATACATTGTAACACCAGCACAAGTAATTGAGGTCGCTTCAACAGGATCTAAGCCTTCTGGTACTTTAACTGCATACTTAGCATTTACAACAACTTGTTGTGACATTGCGCCATCAATTGTATAACCAGAATTACGCACCTTACGGCAGAACGTTTCGTTTCCTGAGACACAGTAATCACAAACGCCACAAGCGTCATAGAACCAGGCTATTGAAACACGGTCACCGACTTTAAGGTAATCGCTAGCACCTTCGCCTAATTTAGACACGCGTCCAACACCTTCATGTCCAATAACTCGACCAAAATTACCGTTACGTTCACAGATCTTGTTAGGGTCACCGAAATCGCCGTTTGCACAGTGTAGATCAGTGTGACAAAGGCCAACGTATTCAACATCAACCAATGCATCTCCAAATGCTAACGCACGTGGCTGCCAATCCTCAATCAAATCAACATAACCATCATTTACGTTACGAACAACTGCTGCTTTCATTTTTAACCTCTTTCTTGTATGTGAACTTATTTACAATTAATTTTACCGCTTTTTGTCATATTTGTAAAGTATTATTTACTTCGCAGATCCTTCTGTTAGTGACTCCTTTCACATATATACCCAAAAGAAAAAGAACATTATCATTAAATGTTCCTTTTAATTTTATTGAATTATTGGTCAGTATTTAATTTTTTAAATCCAGGAATTGTTAACATAAAAATTAAACTAATGACGTACATTAACGATAAACTCAGCATCACGGCTGCCACACTATAATTGTCCATAATCCAACCAATCACAACTGATGAAAAGGCACCAATAGCAAGGCCAGATCCCATCAAGGTATTGGCTGCAGTTGCTCGAATTTCCGAAGGATACAATTGACTAATAACTGCGCCAAATCCACCATACATGCCGTTAGAGAAAAATCCAACTAAAGCACCTAAAATTGTTAATGTCCACATATTATATGCAAATGTAAAGACATAAATCATAAGCGCTGAAGCTACTAAGAATATAGCAAACGCGTGTCGGGGACCTATGGTGTCTAGAATCGTACCAAAAGTAAGCATACCAACCGCCATACCAATAATAATAGGTATCATACCAAGATTGACGTATCCTGCTGTAATTGTTTCTGTGATACCCAATTGCTTCTGCATAATTGTTGGCAACCAGTTCATCAATCCGTAATAGCCCGACGTTTGAATAGTCAACATCACAATTAACACAAAAGAAGTATAAGCGCGTTTGGGGGTATTGGCAATCGTTTTAAAACTAAATTTCTTTTTACCAGTCTTGTAGTCAGCTTGCAGTTGCTCAAATTCAGGTGTTTCTTTTAAGTGTCGTCTCACAATGTATACAACGATTAGTGGCAAAAATCCTAACATGAACAAACCACGCCAACCAAAGGAAGGCATAATTAATGTTGCTAAAATTGCCGCGAGTATGGCACCCACTTGTCCGCCAATTGCAGTAATAGAGCTCATACGGCCTACACGACTAGCTCTAAAGCTCTCAGCATCAATGCCATACTTACACCATACTCACCACCAGTTCCCATCCCCAGAAGGAAACGAGCTGCATAAATCGTGTGCGTGTTATCCAAAAATGCCAAGGTGACTGTCGCAAAGGTCACGAGCATAATAGTATAAGACAATACTTTAACACGCCCGATACGGTCAGCTAAAATACCAAACAAGAGACTTCCTAATAGTGCTCCCCAGTTTGACATTGCTGCAATAATTCCACCCTGTGCACCAGTAATGTGTAGCTCGGCAATCATAGGCGCCAATGCGAAAGATAGGAACGTTGCGTCCATATGATCCAAAGTAAACCCTAGTGTTGTTGATCCAAGAACCACCTTTTGTTCGCTGGTCATTTGAGCACCAGTCTCTACCTGATCTTGCTGCATTACGTTTTCGGACTGACTAATTGTCATATATTGTTTTCCCAAAAAATGTCTGCTCACTGGCAAACGTTATTTTGCCCGTTAATTATTAAACCATATATACAGTAATTAATCAATCAAACGTTTAACAATTTTTAAATTATTGTACAAAAAAAACGCTCTCGCGCTCTTTTTAAAATTACTTTTCTGAAATTGAAGCGATTCCAGGCAATTCCTTACCTTCAAGGTATTCAAGTGAAGCACCACCACCAGTTGAAATGTGAGTCAACTTGTCGGCAACACCCAATTGTTGTACCGCAGCAGTTGAATCACCACCACCAACAATTGTTGTACCACCATTTTCAGTCACTTTAACCAATTCTTCACCAATTGCCAAAGTACCCTTTGCAAAATTAGACATTTCGAACACACCCATAGGTCCGTTCCAAACCACAGTCTTTGCATCAGACAATGTGTCTTGCAACAACTTAACAGACTTAGGACCAATATCTAGACCCATGTAGCCGTCAGGGATACCAGCTTCAGCATCAACAACTTCAGTCTTTGCATCATTTGAAAATGCGTCAGCAGCAATTGAATCAATTGGCAAAACCAACTTGTCGCCAGCTTCTGCCATCAATTCCTTAGCCAATTCAACTTTATCAGCTTCAAACAATGAATTACCAATCTTGTTACCCTTAGCAGCATCGAATGTATAGGCCATTCCACCACCAACGATAACCTTATCAGCCTTGTTCAATAATGACTTTACGATTTCAATTTTATCAGAAACCTTTGCACCACCGATAATAGCAACGAAAGGACGAACTGGGTTCGCAACAGCATCACCCAAGAACTTGATTTCTTTTTCCATCAAGAAGCCAGCAGCTGCTTGTGAAACATTTGAAGCAATACCTACGTTTGAAGCGTGGGCACGGTGAGCTGTACCAAAGGCATCGTTGATGAACAAATCATCACCCAATGATGCCCAATACTTACCCAATTCAGGATTGTTCTTTGATTCGTTTTTGACTACTTCGCCATCAACAACGTCTTCAAAACGTGTGTTTTCAACCATCAAAACTTCACCATCTTGCAAAGCGTTGATTGCTGATTCTAATTCTTCACCGCGAGTTTGTGGCACGAACTTAACGTCCTTACCCAATAATTCACCCAAGCGTGCGGCAACTGGTGCTAATGACAATTCTTTCTTATCGTCTTCAGACTTAATACGTCCCAAATGAGAGAACAAGATTGCGCGACCATTGTTTTCTAAAACATACTTGATTGTTGGCAAAGCTGCCACAATACGGTTATCGTTTCCGATAACGCCTGCCTTGATAGGCACGTTGAAATCAACGCGCATCAATACTTTCTTACCTGAAAGTTCCAAATCTGAAACAGTCAATTTAGCCATGATAGCCTCCAAATTTTTATAGTTACAAGTCTATTATAAAACAAAATTTTGTCTTTGTGTTGTTCGCGTGTGAGAAACTGCACGATTAATTTCGACGGTGAACCTTTTTCATAGGCAATCCCGTCATCCGTAATTTCAAATAATTTTTTTGGTCCACCAAAATCCGTGTTATTTCATGTTGATTATCTTTTAAAATAACGGTTAATTGACTCCAAATATCTCTTTTTTCGTTTGATAATTCGTCAAGAATTGTTAACGTTGTTCGCTTAGGTACGTAGCTCATTTCTCTTTGCAACTGCGTAACATTATAATCATTTCCAGCATATTTACTTAACGTGTTCATGATATATTTTTCAGCACTAGCATGTTTTTGACCAGCAACATAAACAAAATTGCGTTTACCTTCAAAATAATAATCACTGACCACCACTTCAGGATGACCAAAATAAAAATCGGATTCTAATAACTTTCCTTCGCTAAAATATTGTTTTGCAAATAAACGTCCGTCCCGTAAATAAATATCTTTATAGTCTATTTTACCATCTGAATCCTGCCAAACAACTGCCTGCACGATTCGTTTAGAATCACCAAACCAACGTACAGTTGCTAGCTGTTGCCCACGACTAACGATACTTTTAGTCCAGTCTTTGTTAATAATCAATTGCGCTTCGTTGGGCACTGGTAATTCACCCCACCAGATGCCTTTGGTTTCATCAATCTCACTTAAATAAGACTGCGCATATATATCAAACACCCTATGAGGATTTAGACCAAGTTTTTTAATGAGATGCGCTGCATCTTCATGTGGTGTAGCCAACCACAATTCATCACTATTACCGGACTTTACTTGCTCTATTTGCCAAGCAACTCCCTTTAAATTGGTTTCTGTGAGGGAATTGATAATCTCTATCTTCATATTAGCACCTCACATATTTTTTGCCACTGATCAGCGATGTTATTTGTCTGATATTCCTGTGCCTTTTTGTGAGCACCAACAGATAAGTGATCATAATTATCAAAAATACGTCGCATCGCATCAGCAAGATTGGAAATATTAGCACGCTCTTGCGCTTTGTCTCTGTCAAAATCAGCTAGACACCCATTCACTCCCTCACACACAAGCTCTTGGGCACCATATAAGTTAGCATAGGTAGCTATCGGTAAAGCGTCGCCAATGGCTTCAATATACGTTAATCCGAATCCCTCAGAATAAGAGGCTGATACAAATGCATCATACTTTTGAAAATCATGAATAATGTCTTGGCTCAAACCTTTTAAATGCACACTAAATTGCAAGTCTAATTCCGCTATTGCTCTTTGTATATTTTCTTTTTCGTTTCCTGAACCGTAGATGGCTAACGTGACATCCATCCCCTCATCGCGTAATTTTTTAATCGCTTTTATGATTTGTAGTATATTTTTTTCTGGATGTAAGCGCGAGGCGGTGACGAAATTAGCTGTACCGCCGTGCCAGCGACGTGGATTTTCTAATTTAGCTACCCCACCGACCGGTACTGCACAAATTTTATCTGCGCCTCGCATATTCATTTGAGTAAGTTGTTTTTTTATCGTCTCAGCTTGCAATTGTGTAGCTGTTACGACTAAGTCCATATCATCCAGATGATCAAACATATATTGATAATAATTGTTCCATAAAGGGTGCCCACCTTGATAGGTTACTAGGTGTTCAGCATGAATCATATCCACAATTTTCAAGGGTAATCCAATGCGCTTTAATCGTACTAATGATTCTTCACACGCTGTCCCACGATCTAAAAAATAAATATTTTTTTGAAAAATATGTTGCATTTCTATAAAAAAGAAATCAATTAATGCTTCTTTTGTTAAAAAAACATAATTTTTACCACGAAAATTACGTAGATGAATATTTGTAGCAATTTTTCCACGTGAACCACTATCTCGATAGTGCCACATTATTTCATGGATACCATTTTTTAAAATAACACGATCATCGTCAATCAAGAATAAATTTTTCGCTTCAGAATAACTTTTAGAACGAAAAATGGTCTCAGTATATTGCCCCGTCGTTTGATGCACGATAGTGCGCTGAGTGTTCGTTAAGTCCCACAAAGAGTTAGTGGAATATTCATTAATTTCCGTTAAACCAGTTTTGGCGTATCGATCTGGATCATCACTTAACAACAAATCATATAATCCGATAACTTCATTTTCTGGTAGGGACCACAATTGCATATGATGGTGTAATTGTGGCAATAAGTCAGTGAAGATAAACTTAAATTCAATCTTTTTTTCACGAAAACAGTGCGCACGATAAAACTGTGCGTGTTCAACGCCACTATTACTTTCTCCAATTGCCTTATTCACAAAAAAGTTCATAATTATCGCCTCACATTTTATCTGTTATGGATAATTATATACAAAAAAAGGAACTCTCCCAAGTTCCTTTTTATATTAGTTGCCCCTGCTGGATTCGAACCAGCGCATGTCGGTACCAAAAACCGATGCCTTACCACTTGGCGAAGGGGCAATAGCTAATTTATTTTGCCGTTAGCTTTTATCGGCAATGGGAGCGGTAGGAT